TCTTGAATTCTTCATCTTTCAATTCCGTTATTTTTTCGTATTTCATTGATTTAACCTCTTCCGTTTTTTCAATAATTGTATCATATATTTTGTAGTTTCGAAAGAAGTCTATTGTTCAAGTGTCTATAATAAGAATAACAAACAGATAACTATTGACGACGGAAGTGGCTATTGTGATTTGTGGAATATTATGGAATATACAAGACAAGTTTTGTTTAATGGAACATATATACCTAAAATACAGCTCTTTGAGGATAATTTTTCAATGGAAGTGTCACAGGAACAATATTATCCTGTTTGGGAAGGTCAAATAAATGCTGATTTTTTAATCAATGTGCCTGAATGGGAATTTAAAGATATGTTATATAAATTGCCGTAATATTTGAGGAGGGTTTCTATGGAAAATAGTGATGATTTGAAAATGACAGGCGACAAGAAGCCATATGAAATTAAAGAACAGGAGGAAAAAAAGTTTTTGAGAAAATCAATTGGAAAGAAAAACGGTGAACAAAAAGCGAAAGAGTTGAAAACTGTTATCTATGTTGGGCCGTCCGTTCCAAATAGTATTTTCATTTCGGGTAAGGTTTATAAAAAATTGCCTCAGCACGCAAAAGATTTTATTTCAAAAAATCCTGTTATAGGAAAACTTGTTATTGATGTTGAGGAACTTGCTGAATTTAAAGGCAAAGTTAAAGTTAAGGGCACAAGAGAAAATATGTTGTATCTGCAAGCTCTTAAAACTATTAATGAGGGAGGTTTGATGTAATGGCACATAAACACGGTGTATATATTAATGAAACAGCGACAAGTATAGTTTCGCCTGTTGAAGTTGATTCGGCTATGCCTGTATTCTTTGTGACGGCTCCGGTGCATTTGACAGAAAATCCTTACGAGGCTGTAAATGTTCCAAAACTTTGTTATACGTATTCAGAGGCCGTTTCGGCTTTTGGGTTTAGTACAAAAAAAGAAATTTGGGATAACTATACAGTTTGCGAGGTTATTCAAAGTATGTTTTCTCTGTATGGTGTTTCCCCTTGCGTTATTGTGAATGTTCTTGACCCTGCTGTTCATAAAGAGGATAGTACAGGAGAAATTGTATTAAACAAATACAGCGGAGTTATTGAGATTGACGGAGTTTTAAAAGACTCTGTTAAAATTAAAAATGGAGATACTTATTATACTTTAGATGAACATTACACATTATCATTAAATGATGAAGGGTTTATTGTTATTAATATTATTGAGGATACTGAGGGAGCTATTTCCGAAAACGCAGTATTGGAGATTGAATATTCCAAACTTAAGCCGGAGGCGGTTGATAAATTTGACATTATAGGGGGATTTGATGATGAGACAGGCAAAAATAAAGGATTGGAACTTATATCGGAAATTTTTCCGAGATTTAGAAAAGTTCCTTGTCAAATAGTCGCTCCGGGATTTTCAAGCTCTCCCACTGTTGCGGCTGTTATGGAAACAAAAACTAAAAATATTAACGGCTGTTTTAATGCTGTCGCTTTGGTGGATTTGCCTACAGTTGATGAAAAAGGCAAACATATTCGATATGCTGATATCGTAAAATGGAAAAATGACAATAATTATTCCGCGGCTAATATGGCGGCCTGCTATCCAGAAACAATACTTGACGGTTATAAATATCATTTATCTGTACAGCTTGCGGGGTGTGTTGCTTTGACTGATTTTGAAAACGGAGGGATACCATATATTTCCCCATCAAACCATACTTTAAAAATTAATGGATTGGTTTATGATGATAATGAGGAATTTATTCTTCCAAAAGAGCAGGCTGATTACTTAAATGGCAATGGTATTGTTACCGCTATTAACTTCACTAACGGCTGGACGGCTTGGGGCAATAGAATGTCTATATATCCGTCAAGCAGAGACGTCAAAGACTGTTTTATTCCAACAAGAAGAATGTTTTGCTGGATTGGAAACTCTATTGTCACAAATTATTTTTCAAAGGTGGATTATCCTCTTTTGAAGAGAAGTATTGAAACTATAGTTGACAGTATAGGTATGTGGTTTAATGGTCTTACGTCAAGGGAATGTATTCTTGGCGGGTCTATTGAGTTTTTGAGCGGAGATAACCCAACAGCTGATTTGATTGATGGTATTGTTAGGTTCAGAGTTAAACTCGCTCCGCCGTCGCCTATGAGAGATATTGAGTTTACTCTTGAGTATGACCCAAGTTATTTGTCGGCTTTATTCTGAAATGGAGGGAGTATTTTATGAAAATACCTGATAAATTGGTACAGTATTATGTTTTTGACGGGGATAATATGATGATTGGTGTTGCTGATTTGACACTTCCCGATTTGAATTATATGTCGGAAACTGTTAAGGGTGCGGGAATTGGCGGAGAAATTGATATGCCCATTATTGGCAGCCTGCAATCAATGTCAACTTCTATTACATGGCGCTCTCTTGTTGAGGAGACGGCTATGTTTCTTGAGCCTAAAGGGCATACTTTCTACGCTAAAGCCTCTGTGCAGGAGTTTGATTCGGACAAGCACGATTTTGAGCAGATTCCAGTTAAAGTGACTATGAGAGTTATTCCTAAAAATTTGAAGATGGGTAAACTTGACCCGGGAACTTCTATCGGTGCAACAAGTGAGTTTGAGATTTTATATCTTAAACTGGAAATTAACGATAAGGTTATGTATGAGATTGATAAGGCAAATTCTATATTTAATATTAACGGTGTTGATTATTTAGCGGCTGTCAGAAGAACAGCAGGATTAAGCAGTTAAGATTATGAGAAAAATATAAATATTTGTAAAAAGGATATCCGAAAAACTTTTGGGTGTCCTTTTATATTGGGAGGATTTTTATTATGAAAAATTACAGATTGAAAAAACCTATTGAGTTTGAGGGAAAAAAGATTTATGATTTTAATTTTGATTTTGAGCGTATGACAAGAAAAGAATATAAAAGGTGTATCAGAGAAGCAAAGATAAGAAATAAAAACGATATGCACCCGATTCCTGTTTTTAGTGAGACATTTAGACTTGTTTTCGCCGGGGTTGCCGCCGGAGTTCCGACGGAAACTATGTTTTCACTCTATCCCAAAGATATTATAGGAGTGAGCGAGGCGGTCTTTTTGTTTCTTTTGGGAAAAGATGAGGATATTAATAACATTGATTTTGAAAATGATGAAGATGAGGAAAGTAATGTATATAAACTGAAAGACCCTATTGAGTATAATGGAGAGACAATTACAGAATTTGAGTTTGATTTTGACAGTATTAACTATCTGAAGTATAAACAGTGTGAAAATGAGGCAAGAAAACTTAATTCAAAAAATGAGTTTATGAGCACTCCGTCAGATAATGAGAATTTTCAGCTTTGTTTTGCGGCAAAGGCGGCGGGTATGGAAAATAAGGTTATGTTAGACTTGTCTCTCAGGGACGCTTTGCGTATTTGTATTATGGTGCGTAATTTTTTATCGGATGGGGATTCAGAAGAAGAGGAGGCAGCGGAAACCTCGCCAATTGTGACTACTCTGACGGAAAAACACAAGAAGAATATCAAGACTGTGGAGAATTAGAATTTGAGGAAAATATTATGCTTTTGGCAAGGGAAACCAATACAGGAATTGATTATTATGAACAATGCAGCTTTAGGGAATTGCAAAAATATATCAGAACTTTTAATCGAATTGTTGAAAAAAGCGGCGGTTAAATAAAAAATTTTTTAGGGGTGATTATATGGCGGGCGGCAGAATGTACGAAATGGCTTTCAGGCTTAACGCAAAACTTGGAAAATCTTACAACAGTACATTTGCCAGCGCAGAGGCTATAGCGTCAAAAACGTTCAGCAAAATCGCAAAGCTTGGGGGCACTGTTCTTGGGGGCGTGGGTATTGCCGATATGGCAAATACTTATAAGGATTTTCAGCAAAGTATGGCGAACACCGGAGCTATAGCGGGAGTTGATAAGACTTCAAGTGAGTTTAAAAGTATGGAAAAAGCGGCTATGGAAGCAGGAAGAACTACAACAAAAACAGCTCAGGAAGCCGCTGACGCTTTAGGTTATATGAAACTGGCAGGCTGGGATACCGCGGATAGTATTAATAGTCTTATGCCGGTTTTAAGACTTTCTGAGGCTACAGGAGCTGACCTTGCCACAACTTCTGACCTTGTTACCGACAGTATGAGTGCAATGGGTCTTAAATCTGAGGAGTTAAGCACGTACCTTGATATGACGGCGAAAGCTAATAACGCCGCCAATCACTCGGCGACACAGCTTATGGAGGGTATTATAGGAAGCGGCGGAGCGGCAAGAGCCGCCGGAGTTGATATGTATGACCTTTCCACGGCGCTGGGAATACTCGCTGATAATGGTACAAAAGGCTCTGAGGCTGGTACAGCTATGAACGCCATACTTGTGAGAATGACAACACACGATAAAGCGGCAACGGCTTTTGAGAAGCTGGGAGTTAGTGTTTTTGACGCTACAGGTAATTTCAGAGGACTTGAAAATATACTTGTAGACCTTAATTCGGCTATGGAGGGTATGAGTACAGAAGATATTGATTTTTATTTAAAGAATATAGCCGGAACTCAATACTTCTCAAGATTTAAGTATCTTCTTGATTCCGTTAAAAAAGGGTCGGCAAATACAAGTGAGTTTACAAATCGCTGGAAAGAGCTTAACAGCCAAATGCACAATTCGGCAGGGTCTCTTGATAAAATGGCGGAGGCTATGAATGATACTTTAGGCGGAGCGTTGGCTATATTGGGGTCGGCTTCTGATGATATGAAAATACAGATTATGAAAGAAATTGAGCCGACCATTACGCCTATTATTCGAAAAATAGCTGATGTATTGCCGTCTGTTGGTGCGGAATTTGCCTCTTTTGTACGAGATATTGTCAGTAAAGCAAAGAATTTAGGAGAAAATCTTAAACCTGTTTTCTTGTGGATTGTTGAGAATTTTGATAAAGTTAAAGTTGGTATTTCAGCTCTTGCCGGAGCTTTTGCCGCGGCTAAAATTGCACATAAAATTTCAGATATTACAGGTGCTGTTAAAACATTTTTCTCAGTGGTTAAGGCAAATCCCATTATGCTTTTAGTTGAGGCTGTAGCCGCTCTTGGCGTGGCTTTGTATGAGGCTCATAGACAAGCTGTAGCCGCTAATCTTGAAAGTCATTTCGGAAAAATATCAATATCTGTGGAGGAAGCCGGCAGAATAGCTGAGAGTGTTGTAAACAAAAAATCCTTTGATAAATTAATAACAGCTATGGATATTCAGGATAAACTTAAAGAACAGGAAAGCGCTTTACAGGGTTATATCAGTGAACTTGAAAAGATGAATACTCTTATTGAGTTTAATATTGAACTGACTCCTGATGACAAAGAAAGTTATAAGGAAAATGTAAAAAATTATATAAATGGTGTTTTGAAATATATTCAAGATGAGTGGCAAAGTCAAAAGCTTCTTTTTTCTGATAATCAATTTATGCTGAATATAATAAATACAGATATGAGCGGTACTTATGAATCAGTTAAAGGAATCGGCGAACATTTGATTAAAATGGTAAACGAGGGAATCAGTGAGGGAGATCTTAATGAGCTTAAAGAAAAAGTCGCAGAGGCTATAAGGCTGGTAGAAGAATATAAAAGTAAAGTCGCTATAAACACGGAGAAGGAGAAAAATAAAATACTTGTTTCCGAACTTGTAAATGGTAATCTTGATGAGGAAAGTACGCAATATGTACTTGAACAAATAAATACAAGTGAGAGAGAAATTCAGGAAAAAAGTATTGAAGCGGCGGCAGCAAAGAAAACAGATATTGAACAGGCATATGAAAGAGGTTCAATAACGGGAAAAGAAAGAGATACTCAGCTTGCTTTATCGGATAAGCAAATCTCAATGGCCAGAGCGGATTCACTTATTAGGTCACAGGAGTATTTTCTTGGAGGAGCTGATGAGAAGTTTGGCGGATTTATTAACAGGCATATGGAAAAAGTAGATACAGCATATGGAGAAATGGCAAAAGCTTATAGACAAAAAGCTCAGGAGGATGGAGCAGCTGACCCATCAATTTTTTTAAAAAGAGGTTCTCAAGAAGAAGAATTTTTTCAAAATCTTAAAGCTGATACAAACTATAGCGGAAAAGATGCTCTTGAGGCAGAGTCTTTAAATGAATATATGGGTTGGGTAGGAAATTTGTTTGAAAACTCAGATGAACTTATGGAAAAGCTCCCAAAAGACTCTGAACAGTATCAAAAATTAAAGGCTCTTAAGAAAAAATATGATTTGTACAGTGAGGGAACAAGAAATGAATCATCAATTTTTTCTGCTACACCGGAATCAGTTATTAATACTGAACTTTTTCACGATAAAATGACTGAAATTGATGCTGTGCCCGTAACTGTTGATTTTACACCTATTCCGGAAATGGGCAAAGCTTACAGTGCTGTTTCGGAAGCAACGAAAACTATAAAACAAAAATTTGAGGAAACTTCTGTTGAGACTAAAGTTGAAGTAAAACCTGTTCCAGGAATGGAGAAAGCCTATAGTGCTGTTTCAGAAGCGACAAAAACGATACAACAAAATTTTGAGGGAACTTTTCTTGAGGCAAAAGTTCCAACAAAGGTTGAAAGTGTAATGAATGATGTGTTGGCGGCGGCATCTGTGGCGGCAAACAGGGAAAAAGTAAAAAATGGTTTTGAGCAGCCTATGAGCGCCGGAGTTCCAACAAACGCTCAAAGTGTGATGAATCAGGAACTGGCAGCTTCTTCTGTAGCGGCAAACAGAGGAACTATAAAAAATAATCTTGAGCAGCCTATGAGTGCCGGAATTACAACAAACGCTACGGTAAAACCAGGCATAATTGATACATCAATATTTGAAAAAGCTCTTGAGGACAGCATTGTCACAGGGATAGCGAAAGGAGTCGGCAGAGCGGCTGAAAAAGCGAAGGCTTCTGTAAATGTAACATCATCAGGTGGGAACATAAGTGTTTCAGGAATAGAATGCGATGCAAAAGGTACAGAGTATACTCCTGATACTTTTATCGCTGGAGAAAAAGGCGCTGAACTTATTACAGGAGCACAGGGACGAAAAGTGTTTACAGCTCTTGAAACAGGAAATATATTTACTAATATTGGAAAAATTAAAGATACTCTTATTTCAGCGGTTGGAGCTATTAATATTTTTGAAAAACTCAAAAGATATAAAATTTCTGATATTTTCGGCGAAAATCAGGGTATAAAACCGGAAAGAATAGTTAAGTCATCAGGGAATATTAACAATAATTCCAATATTTCAGTGACTATTAATAATAATATTAAAATTGAGGGAAGCGACGCGAAAAACAGTGACAATTTAAAAACTTTAATTGATAAAATTTTGAGAGAAAGTACAGGAGGAATGGCAGAGGCTGTTAAAGACGCTGTTATGGAGGCTATTGAGAAAAATAACGAAAGAAAGGTAAGGCTTCAAAATGGGTAACAAAGTTTATACGACGATTCAAGGGGATATGTGGGACAGCATATCCCTTAAATTTTACGGAAATGAAAAATATATTGACAAGCTTATGGAAGCGAATTTCAAATATCGTGAGGAAGCTGTTTTTTCAGCGGGGATTGTTTTGAATATTCCCGAAATAGAAGAAAATTCAAGTTATGAGCCTGATTCTAAAATCCCAAATTGGAGGATTGATATGAAATGATGTCAAGACGGTGCAGAGCTAAAGTTTATTTCAAAGGTATTGATATATCGGAATATGTTGAAAGCTTTACATATTCCGATAATACGGATTTTACTGATGATGTTTCAGTGGAGATTTCTGATAAAGATAGATTTTGGTCTAATAAGTTTTTTCCGGAAACGGGAGATACTCTGACAGCTGAAATTCAAGTTATAAATTGGAATAAAACGAATGATAACAGAAGTATCAAATTGGGCTCTTTTGAAATTGACAGTATAAGTTATAATGTTACAAAATTGACGCTGAACGCGGTTGCGGTTCCTATTTTTTCAAGCATACGTGATGAAAAAAATTATAAAACATGGGAAAATGTAAAGTTATCTGTTATCGCGGGAGATACAGCTAAAAAGGCAAAATTATCTCTTGTTTTTGAAAGCAATATTGACCCGGTGTACGATAAATCAGAGCAAAGTAATGAGGCTGATTTGGCATATCTTGAAAAACTTTGCAAAGCTGAGGGATTGGCTGTTAAAATAAGCGGGAAACAGCTTATTATATTTGATGAGGCTAAATATGATACTTATGAGTCTTCTGTAACTTTAGAGGCGGGAAAAAGTTATTTTTATGGTTACCCAACATTTAAGAGAAACGCTAAAAATATTTACAGTGGCTGTGAGATAAAATATTTTGACAGCAAAACAGACCAAACTTATACAGGAGTTTTCAATGCTCCTAATATGGGAAATGTAAAAAAGATACTTAGACTGCAAGAGAAATTTAATAGTGAATCTGATAAAATTGATTATAATCGGAAAGCGAAAGCAAGACTCAGAGAGGAAAATAAAAAAGAATGGACCGCTAGTGTAAAGCTGAAAGGTGATATTATTTATTTCGCCGGAACAAATATTACATTAAAAGGATTTTATAAATTTGATGGAAAGTATAATATTTCAACATGCTCTCATAGTATTTCAAGAAGCGGGTATGTTGTGTCGCTGGATTTAAGAAAATGTCTGGAGGGATATTAATGGTTAAGATTGGAAAGGTTTCTTCTGTTGATGAAAAGAAAGGAAGTGCCAGAGTTTTGTTTGAGGACAGACAAAACAGTATTTCCGGTGATTTGTTTGTTATTATGCCTTTTACTCTTTCAGGACAAGTATATTATATGCCTGCTGTTAATGAAAGAGTGGTTTGTATTTTTGATGAGTGCGGAACAGGTTTTATTGTAGGGTCATTTTATGCTGATAACAGACTTCCTGTTCAAGGTGATAAAAATATGGCTTATGTTGATTTTAATGATGGTACAATTATCAGATACAACAGAGGGGAAAAGATTGTTGATTTAATTTGTGATGACGGAGAAATAAATATTGAGGCAAAAAAGGTTAATATTATTGAAAAATAAGTGTGAATAGTTTCTTTTTACAATGATGGTATAAGTCCAGCTAAGAATTGTCAAGCAAAAAAGTGAAGAAAATTTATTAAATAATTTTTTGCATGGCAAAAAGACCTTAAAAAAGGTAAATTTTGAAAATTTTAAGCTGGCAAAGCTAAAGAACTAAGGTATTGATTGTTATGTTCTTCAGGAGAAATCATTTGAAAAGGTTTATCATCACGAAGAACAGCAAATATTATATTGCAAACTTTGTGCATAATAGCCACAAGAGCAACCATTTTAGGTTTAGATTTGCATTTTGAGGTATAGTAATCATTTAAAACAGAATTATTGGGAACGCCTTTACGGCTCTTTCCAATACAAACCAAAGCTATTGTATGTATAGCTTTTCGGGCAAATTTAGAACCACGCTTAGAAATCTTTACAGACGAAGCATTGAATTTTCCTGATTGCCGTACAGCTGGATCAAGACCAAAATAAGCAAGCAGTTGTTTAGGTTTTTTAAAGGCAGAAAAGACACCTATTTCACACATAATGGTTACAGCACTGAGAAAGCCGGCACCTTTTATAGTTTCAATAAGATGTATTTGCTTTACAAAAGGTTCATTTTCGTTTAAATCAACAAAAGAATGCATTTCATTGAGAATGTTTTCAATTGCTTTATTAAAAGTATTAATA